AAAAATTATTAAATAGAATGTTTCCTTCAAAACGGTAAATATGTTACAAAAATATATTAAAAACGGTTTTAAAATGACTCCTCCTATGGAGATAGATAATACGCCCGTATATACTACTCACATAGAAGATGGAGCATTAGGAAAAGGAAATAGAAATGGTACTATTTTAGTATCAGACGAATTACATCCTGACCATATAGAAAGTATAGTGGATCATGAAAAAGTTCATATAGATCAAATGAAAAGAGGCGATCTTGATTATGATGATGAGGCAGTATATTGGAAAGGAAAGAAATACTCAAGAAGTAAAATGGATGAAGGAAATCCAAATTTACCTTGGGAAAAAGAAGCATACGATAAAACAGACGATTACGAAGCATTATAAATAAAATTATGGCATATACACAAAATAGCCCTTTTAATAGGAAATCACCATTAAAGTCTTCTGCAGATGAATTCATGACATCAACTCAACCTTTAATAGATAATATTAGACAAGATGTTAATGAGTTTGCTGGCTATAGAGGTAGAGACACATGGGCCGATACAGTACAGAATGCACATATAAGGACTCCATATGCAAAAGATTATGGTTACGATAAAAAATACCCTTATTTAAGTTCTCGCCATCACACAATGAACTCTATTCATAACCCAATGAAAACTACTGAAAGAAGACCAGATATTGCTTTAACTGTGGAGGAGCAAAGAAAAAGAGATCAAGATTACCAGTTAACTGGGAAAAATATTTTGGAAAAAGGAACAAGAGGTAGTACTTTATTCGGTAGGGAGTTTAATAAAAAAGCGGAAAAAGATGCTAAGCAAGCAGTTAAAAGACATGAGTATTTATCCAGTATTGCTGGTAATGAAGAAGCTTTAAGAGCGGCTTTATCAACTGAGAAAGTCCCAAATAAATTTGGTGTTATGATTAATCAAGAAATGCCTGTAAGAGAACAATTCCCTATGGTCGCAGGTATGCGCGATATAATGAACTTTAATTTGCCTAATACTGAGACAATGAGAGGTCCAGGACCAGTAGCCCAAACTTATGCTAATAATCCCGAAGGACATTCACTCCGAAATATTCACAACTTTCAGGACTTAAGAGATAGAGCTAGTGCTGCACAAGATTTAACAGATAGATCAAGGCAGTTTCGTGATGCAATGAGATTTATGGACCCAGAAGCACCTTCATTTAATCTAGCTGAAAATATGAGAATAGGTTATGATCCAAGAAGTGGAGAAGGAATGTTTGATACAAGAATCGGTAGAATATATTAAAATGGCAAAAAAGAAATTTAAAGATACAACCGTTGGTAAATTATTATTTGGAGCAGCATCTGTAATTAATCCTACATTAGGAAATGTATTACAAGGAGTAACTTCGCCTACAGAAGCAATAGAAGCAATTACAAAATCAAATGCTCCTGCAGAGGATAAAATTAAATTACAACAAATAATATACGAACAACAGAATAAAGAAATACAAGCTATTACTTCAAGATGGGAGGCAGATTCAATGTCAGACTCATGGATGTCGAAGAATGTAAGGCCATTAGTATTGGTATGGTGTATAGTTATATTTTCATTAGCAGGTATTTTAGATAGCGTCGAAAGTATTCCTTTCCATATAAATAGTACATGGAACGACACTTTTGAGAAGGTTATGATGGCCGTCGTCTTAGCCTATTTCGGTGGACGGAGTGGAGAAAAGGTAACAAGTATATTTAAAAAGTAAAAATCTTTAAAAATAGGTAATTATTATTAAAGAATATTAATCAAATTAAATTAAATTAAATTATTATGAAAAACTTAGTATTAAGTATTATAATGCTATTTAGTATGACTACTTATAGTCAAATTTCTCAAGACATTAGAGGTGCTTGGAAATCTAAAGAAAGTAGTTATTATGTAATGGTAACAGGGGATGAATATACAGGATTAAAATTTACTAATGTATCCTGGAGATCAAACCTTGCTTTAAAAGAAACTGTACTCAATGTAACAGATACATCTGTAACGACGCGTATAGAAAACCCGAAAACGGATTGGAAAGTTGAAGTAGTTTACACTCAAATAGATAAAAATACTATAAAATGTGAATTTACTGGAAGCACTGATCAAACAAATATATATAAAAGATATTATTTATTAACAAATTAAATTAAATAAAATGGCAAAAAATAAAGAAGTTAAAAAAATTACAGAAGAAGAATTAACGCAAATTGTAGATGTACAAAAAATTATGACTGATATAATTCAGCAGTTAGGTATTATGGAAGCTGAAAAGCATACTTTACTTAAAAATTTAGAAGTACAAAGAGAAACACAAGAACAAGTCAAAAAAGTACTAGAAGAAAAATATGGTGCAGTAAATATTGACTTAACTGATGGTGCTTACACTCCAATTGAAGTGGAAGCTAAAGAGGAAAAGTAAAATGGACAGCGTAATACGTAAAATCAGCATTGGTTCTGATTACAAAAATGACGCTATGCATTATTCAGTTGGGCAACAAGTCTATGGAGGACATGAAATTTCTCATATACTTTTGGATCAAGTGGATAATTCTTATAACATTCATATAAAAAAAGAGAATGAAGTATTGCCTTGGAAAAAATTTAATTCCAATATGGCCATATCAATTGAATATGATTTAGAATATTAATGAAAAGTTTATATGATTTTATAGTAGAACCTTTAGGCGATAGGTATGCAAATGAAATTGAAGTTGAAGATTCAAGTTTAGTTTTAAATACTAAAATTGAAACATTTCAATTTGTAAATAGGTTAGCGAAAGTAATAGAAACACCTATTGCTTTCACTACTCCTATTAAAAAAGGGGATATAATAGTAGTACATCAAAATATATTTAGAAGATTTTATGATATGAAAGGCATGCAAAAAAATAGCCGATCATATTTTAAAGATAATTTATATTTTGCTGCTTTAGATCAAATATATTTATATAAAAATAATGGGGAATGGCAAGCTATTAATGATAGATGTTTTGTAAAACCCCTAAAAAATAATGATCTTTTAAGTAGTAAAAAAGAACAACCTTATGTTGGCGTATTAAAAATAAGTAATAACACGTTAGATACACTCCAAATTAACCCAGGGGATAAAGTCGGTTTTAAACCCGGAGGTGAATGGGAGTTTATTATAGATAATGAACGTGTATATTGTATGAAATCAAATGATATAGTTATAAAATATGAGTACAAAGGAAACGAAGAAGAATATAATCCAAGCTGGTCAAGTAGCAGTAAAAGAGTTAATCAAAGTTGCTAAAGAACCTATTGTAGATTCTAATACTGATATTTCCGCAGATAGACTTAAAAATGCTGCAGCTACTAAAAAATTAGCTATATTCGATGCTTTTGAAATTCTAAATAGAATTGAAGAAGAAAAGAATATATTAGAAGATAAACCGAAAGTAGAAGAGAAAAAAGAATCAAACTTTAAAGGATTCGCAGAAAGGAGATCTAAGTAATGTACGAACAAAATCTATATAAAGTACTACCAAATTATGTAAAACCTAAAATTCTTAAAAGAAATAATAGGTATAAAAAATGGGAGTATGGTTATAATGAGGAACACGATTTTATAGTAATCAGTAAATCTGGAATGATTGGAGAGGTTTATGAAATACAAAGTTTAAAAATCGCACTCCCAAAACAACCCAAAGAAATACATGAGTTTGAATCTGGTAAATGGGGAAGGACTCAATTACCCAAAGTTTTAAATAAGATTAAAAGTGTATTCGAGTGGGATAAATACCCCGAAGATTTTAAAGAAAGGTGGTATGATTTTATTGATGAAGAATTTACAAGACGGGACGAAGGATTTTGGTTTTATAATAATGGCACACCAACTTATTTAACAGGCACACATTATATGTACTTGCAATGGTCCAAAATTGATGTAGGACCACCAGATTTTAGAGAAGCTAATAGATTATTCTTTATATTCTGGGAAGCATGTAAAGCAGACATCCGATGCTACGGGATGTGTTACCTTAAAAACCGTAGATCTGGATTCTCTTTCATGGCCTCAGGAGAGGTGGTAAATCTAGCTACAATTTCAAGTGATTCACGATATGGAATATTATCTAAAACTGGTCCAGATGCTAAGACTATGTTTACTGACAAGGTTGTACCAATATCAGTTAATTACCCATTCTTTTTTAAACCGATTCAAGATGGTATGGATCGACCTAAAACAGAACTAGCATATAGGGTGCCAGCTTCTAAATTTACTAGAAGAAAGATTATAAGTGGTGAAGTATTAGAAGAATTAGAAGGATTAGATACTACTATAGATTGGAAAAATACTGGAGATAATAGTTATGATGGTGAAAAACTAAAACTATTAGTACATGATGAATCAGGTAAATGGGAAAGACCTAATAATATATTAAATAATTGGAGAGTTACCAAAACATGTTTAAGATTAGGAAGTAGAATTATTGGTAAATGTATGATGGGATCTACCTCTAATGCATTAGATAAAGGAGGTAATAACTTTAAAAAATTATATGACAGCTCAGATGTTACAAAAAGAAATGCCAATGGACAGACTCGCTCAGGACTATATAGTTTGTTCATACCTATGGAATGGAACTACGAAGGATACATTGACTCTCATGGGGTACCTGTATTCGAAACACCAGATACACCCGCAGAAGATCCTCATGGACAAAAAATTAAAATTGGAGTATTAGATTATTGGAAAAATGAAGTAGATGGTTTAAAAGATGACCAAGATGGTTTAAATGAATTTTATAGACAATTCCCGAGAACCACTAAACATGCTTTTAGAGATGAATCTAAAAACTCTTTATTTAACCTAACTAAAATATACCAACAGATAGATTGGAATGCTGATATATCTAATACCAATGTAGTAACACAGGGATCTTTTCAATGGGTCGGTGGTATACAAGATACTGAAGTAAGATTTGTACCAAATAAAAGTGGTAGATTTTATGTAACTTGGGTTCCTCCTTCAAGATTACAGAATAATGTTATTATGAAAATGGGTAAAAAATATCCAGGTAATGAAAATTTAGGAGCCTTTGGGTGTGATAGTTATGATATATCAGGAACAACTGATGGCAGGGGATCGAACGGATCTTTACATGGATTGACTAAGTTTAGTATGGAAGATGTTCCTCCTAATCATTTCTTTTTAGAATATATAGCTAGACCTCAAACAGCTGAGATATTTTTTGAAGATGTATTAATGGCATGTATATTTTATGGGATGCCAATACTTGCAGAAAATAATAAACCAAGACTTCTTTACCATTTCAAAAGAAGAGGTTATAGGGGTTATGCTATGAATAGACCTGATAAAATATATAATAAATTATCAGTAACAGAAAGAGAAATAGGTGGAATACCTAATTCAAGTGAAGATATAAAACAGGCGCATGCGGCCGCAATTGAATCTTATATAGAAGAACGTGTAGGGTTGTTAGAAAACGCTACATATGGAGATGTATATTTCCAAAGAACATTGGATGATTGGTCCAGATTTAATATAAATAATAGAACAACACATGATGCTTCTATTAGCTCTGGATTAGCAATTATGGCATGTAACAAAAATAAATACCGACCAGTTCCTAGGCTTGTGATAAAAGAATATGATTTAGGAATTAAAAAATATGACAATAGCGGATCGTTATCAAAAATTATAGATTAAATGAATATAAATTATAATAATAGTATATTTCCTAGCCAAGTAGTTAGTGATGCTGAAAAAGCAAGTTGGGAGTATGGCACAAGGGTAGCAAGAGCTATTGAAAGTGAGTGGTTTGCCCAAGGGCGTACTAATGGTAATAGGTATTTAACCACATGGAATAATTATAATAGGTTAAGATTATATGCACGAGGTGAACAACCAACACAAAAATATAAAGATGAATTATCTATTAATGGAGATTTATCATATTTAAATTTAGATTGGAAACCAGTTCCTATTATATCTAAATTTGTAGATATTCTAGTAAATGGAATATCATCAAAAGAGTATGATATAAATGCATACGCACAAGATCCTGAATCATTAGAGAAACGCACAAATTATGCAAAATCTATAGCAGCCGATATGTTTGCTAGAGATACCATGAATCAAATTAATTCTAAATTAGGTTTAGATTTATCTCAAACAACTATTCCTGAGGATCAAATCCCTCATTCGGCAGAAGAATTAGAATTACATATGCAGCTTTCTTATAAGCAATCTATAGAAATTGCAGAAGAAGAAGCTATTAATCAGGTATTAGACCAAAATAAGTATGAATTAATTAAACGCAGAGTTAATTATGATTTAGTTACATGTGGAATAGGTGCAGTTAAAACTAATTTTAATTTAAGCAATGGAGTAACTGTAGATTATGTAGATCCTGCTTATATGGTTTATTCTTATACAGAAGATCCAAATTTTGAAGATATATATTATGTAGGTGAAATAAAGCCTATGACTATTCCTGAACTTAAAAAGCAATTTCCAGGTATACCTAATGAAGAGTTAGAAAAAATACAAGCTAATAAAGGTAATAGAGATTATTTATATGGTTGGGGAGCTTATGATGAAAATACAGTTCAAGTATTATTTTTTGAATATAAAACTTATAGTGACCAAGTATTTAAAATAAAAGAAACTGAACAAGGATTAATGAAGGCATTAGAAAAACCTGATACTTTTAATCCTCCACCAAATGATAATTTTGAAAGAGTAGGTAGAACTATAGAGGTATTATATAAAGGAGCTAAGGTATTAGGAACTAATACTATGTTACAATGGGAGTTAGCTGAGAATATGACTAGACCCTTTGCAGATTCTACTAAAGTAGAAATGAATTATGCATTATGTGCACCACGAATGTATAAAGGTAGAATTAATTCTATAGTTAATAGAATAACTGGGTTTGCTGATATGATTCAAATTACTCATTTAAAACTACAACAAGTATTGGCTAGAATGGTTCCAGATGGAGTATTCTTAGATATGGACGGATTAGCAGAAGTTGATTTAGGTAATGGTACAAACTATAATCCAGCAGAAGCATTGAATATGTATTTCCAAACTGGTTCTGTTGTGGGTAGATCATTAACTCAAGATGGAGAATTGAATAGAGGAAAAATTCCAGTACAAGAATTACAAACTTCCGCTTCACAAGCTAAAATACAAGCATTAATTCAAACATATAATTATTATTTACAAATGATAAGAGATGTGACCGGATTAAATGAGGCTAGAGATGGTAGTTTACCTGATAGAGATACACTAGTGGGATTACAAAAAATTGCAGCACACCAATCAAATATTGCAACTAAGCATATAAATAATGGAAGTTTATTTTTAACATTAAGAGTATGTGAAAATATTTCTAAGAAAATAGCAGACTTATTAAATTATCCACTTACAGCTAATGCTTTAAGAAATAGTATATCTTCTTTTGATACTGAAACATTAAGAGAAATACAAAATTTAAATTTACATGATTTTGGTATATTCTTAGATTTAGAACCAGATGATGAAGAAAAAGCTACATTAGAACAAAACATACAAGTTGCTTTATCAAGTGGTGGTATTGATTTAGAAGATGCTATAGATATACGTCAAATACGTAATCTTAAATTAGCTAATCAATTATTAAAACAAAAACGTAAGCAAAAGCAAAAGCGTGAAGAAGCAATGCAACAGCAAATGATTCAAGCGCAAGCACAGGCAAATGCCCAAGCTGCTCAACAAGCTGCGGAAGCTGAAGTACAAAAACAACAAGCGCTTGCTGAAAGAGATTTACAAGTAGAACAAGGAAAATCTCAATTCGAAATCCAAAGAATGCAAACTGAAGCAGAAATTAAAAGACAGCTAATGGCTGAAGAATTTAATTATCAAATGCAATTAGAGCAAATGAAAATGCAGGCAGAAAAGCAAAAAGAAAGAGATATTGAAGATCGTAAAGACAAAAGAGTAAAATTACAAGGATCACAACAAAGTGAAATGATAGATCAAAGAAATCATGATTTATTACCTATAAATTTTGAAAACCAAGGTCAAGAAGGAGGAACACTCCCAATGGCTTAATTACTAATTATTTAATTATATTTTATTATGGCAGATAAAAAGGCGGCCGTAGAGGTCAAACAAGAAGGTGACTTTAAAATTAAGAAACCTAAGCGTAGAGCTAAAAATTTAGGTAAGTCAAATGACGAACCTGTAAAAGTAGATTTTACACAACCAGAAGCACAAGGCGAGGTAATCCCTGATGTTGTAAAGCTGGATTTAACTGAAAAAACAAAAGAAGATGCCGTTCCAATCGGAGAAACAAAAGAATTACCTGTGGGCGAACGAACCGGAGATAGCAAGGGAGTGGACGAAGAAGTACGGGTCGACACCCCTAAACAGGAAGTCGTGTCCGAAACAGATACAGATACTTCGATCACAGAGGTTATTGAAGAAGTAGTAGAATCTACACCAGAAAAAACAAAAGAAGTTACACAAGAAACTATTGTAGAACAACCTAAATTACCAGAGAACGTAGATAAATTAGTTAAATTTATGGACGAAACTGGTGGTACAGTAGAAGATTATGTAAAACTTAATAAAGACTATAGTGATTTAAATGACAATGAATTGTTACAAGAATACCTTAGTCAAACCAAACCTCATCTTTCATCAGAGGAAATTAACTTTTTAATAGAAGATAATTATACAGTTGATGACGAAATAGATGAAGAAAAAGATATACGTAGAAAAAAGCTAGCTTATAAAGAAGCTGTTGCTAATGCAAAAAAGGATTTAGAAAGTTTAAAAACTAAGTACTATGCTGACATTAAACAACGTCCTGGAGTTACGCAAGAGCAACAAAAAGCAGTAGATTTTTTCAATCGTTATAATAAACAGCAAGAAAGTATAAAGCAAAGTCAAGAAAGGTTTACGAAAAATACTAATAATCTGTTTAATGAAGAATTCAAAGGTTTTGATTATTCATTAGGAGAGAAAAAATTTAGATACAAAGTAAATGAACCTTCTAAGTTAGCTCAAACACAATCTGATATTAACAATTTTATTAGTAAATATACTGATAAAGATGGTAATTTAACAGATCATGAGGGTTATCATAAAGCTTTATATGCTGCGATGAACACAGATAAACTAGTTCAACACTTTTATGAACAAGGAAAAGCTGATGGTGTTAAAGACATTGTCAAAAAATCCAAGAACCCAGCCACCGAAACGCCGAGGCAAGTTGCCAGTGGGGATGTTTTTGTTGGAGGAATAAAGGTTAAGTCAATTAGTGGAGCCGATTCATCAAAATTGAAAATCAAAAAAAGAACATTTAACAATTAAAATTAGAAATAATGGCTTTAACCCCACAATTCGGTACGATAGTACCTAGTCAATCTCAAGAGATCTTGGCTTCAAACTATCTACAATGGACTAACAACGGGGCCGCTAACTTCGCAGATTT